AGCAATTCGGAGACGGGCGGACGGCCTAGTTGGGAATGGACGGCGGACGCGAGAGGATGGGCGGCACGGTATTCGGAGAGCTTCAAGGGGGGCCTACTTTCTTGGTGATGGGTTCAGGACACGGCCCGGACGAACCGGGCGATACGCTTGGATGCCGCCGGGAATTCGTAGCCGTACAGAATGAGGGTCGCTTCAGACTCCTCACACTCCGGATGCGGCACGGACACTTCCAAGCGGAAGCGCCCGACATGACCTTCGCGCACCTCGGGATGCGCCGTGAGCATGACGGCAGCTCCGCAGTAATCGACCTCAACGGAGAACCCCTCGCCGTCCATTGACTCGCAAGGATCGGCAATGATGCCGGAGCATGACGGGATGACGGTCACGCCGTCAACGGTGATTCGATTCCGGGGACCTACGGCGATCACTTGGCACCCCCTTCCGCGATCCTGGCCGAGTCAATGTCAGTCGCTGGGGATCCGCTGAAGGTCGAGAGGAAAGCGCGGACGGCATCGGAAACAACCGGATACGCAATGCCGAACGCGGAGAGCGTCACGGCAAACGCTAGGGGCACGATGCAGAACAGAGTAAAGAGTGCGTCAACGATTGACATGGCTTGCCTACTTTCGGTCTAGTTGCGGCTGTCCCCCGCTTACGCTGCGGGGTGCCGAGGATGGTATCGGCTATGTCTCGCTTCGTCAACCATCATATGAGAAAGATTCACGCTCTTTCCTCAAACGCATAAAGCCGGAGCTCTAACTTCAGGCTAACCATGAAGGCAGCTCCGGATGCCCCCCGGCGATCCTGGCACACGCCCGGCACCGGCTCAATCGGCGCACCGGATACCATATCTCGTGCGGCGCACCTACGGGTAGACGGATCCATCTATAGGTGGCGTATGTCGGTGGCATCGGGCGCAGGCGCAGGCGGGCGCGGGCGGCACCGGCACCCCCACGGGGGGAACCTCGACGCCGGCCCCTGCGATGACCACTTCGCAATTTTGCGTCAAACCTTGGCCTTCCTCCAGCCCAACCTCCAGAGGACTTTGGCTATCGCTTCCCCTGTTTCCCCTACGGCAGCCTCTTCGATGTCCGGATAGGCCGCATGGAGGATCTCATGGACCACGGTGTCGAGCTCTTCCTCCTGGGGTTGCCCGAGGGCGATCCTGAGCACCCTGGCTCCGTAGTCGCATTCCCCTACCTTGTCCCCGAGGTTGGGCACGAAGCGGAGCTTCCACCTCTTCCCCCGGATCTTGATGAATCTGTCTCCCATGGTTCCATAGGCCGACGCCGAGCAGGGTCTCCCCTCAGGACCCTCCCATGTCCACGAAACCCCGATTCATCGACAGGTCACCCTGGACGTGTCTATGGGCCGTACATGGGACCCTGTGACAATCCCTAGACCCTTAGGGCTGGGGACCTACAGAACCTCACATCCCTTGGGGATGGACTTCATGGACAACGTCCCACCTCGGTTATCCGGATCATATATGACCTACTTCCGGATAACTGTAGCACCTTTTATCCAGAATACCCTGAAACACCTAACTCCTTGTGCCACAAGGACTTAAGTTACCAACGGGGTTGTCTACCCTGTCTTGCTCTCAAGTGTCCTATAACCTGCGCCAAGCCGTACCCCAACTCTACCCTTAACTTATCCAGAGGTTTCCCTTGGATGCCTTTAGATGGCTCCAAGACCCTTGTAACTCTGTCTCTAGTCCCTTGTCCAAGTCCCCATGATGATGTCTTCAGGGGATGTCTGTGGCTGTCGGCCCAGAGGTAACCCGAATATCTATCACGGACAGGAGGATGGCAGTCGTTGGATCCTGTCCAACTGACCGTCAGAGCCCCCGCGGAGGCATGGCATCACGGTTCTACCCGACCATGAGCGGGGATCCGTCCTTCGGGTCTTCCGAAGGTACGGGGTTCCATAGGTGACTTTGGGTGCCCTTTGGCAGCTCTGGGGGTCCTTGTCTCCCCTGTCTCCCTGAAGGCCGTTTCCCGGGGTTCCTTGGTGCCTAGGAGGCGTCCGTGGGGTCTTTGGCTACCTGGGTAGCCTTGGGGTGCCCGGACGCATCCTGGCTCCTCCTAGTGGCTCTAAAGGGGAACCGTCAACGAACCGGGATCATGCCCAGGTTCGTGCCGGGTTGGCCGGGGGCTGGATCAGGATGGGGCTCAGGATGACCTCTTGGGTGGTCGTCAGGGGTTCCGTGAGACGGAGGTTGGCATGCCAGCCGGGGAGGTCTTCCATGACCTGGTTGCCCTCTGGGTCGAGCTCGCCGGTGGGCCTTGAGATGACCCCGATGGGGTCGTAGGAGGAGACGGAGGTGGGCAGGAGGCTGATCCCGGCGTCCGAGAGGGAAGCCTCTACGTCGATCCGGGTGTCGCCCTTGAGCCAATGGTCGTGGAAGGTCATGTGGTGATCGTCTGAAGGTTCGCGTCGGTCAGGGTGCCGCTGTAGAACTCGACCTTCCGGATCACGCAGTTGGCGTACTGCGAGAACGTGCCGGGCACGTTGCTGCTGTCCGTCGCCTCTGCACCGAGCGTGACGAAATCGGTGTTGGCGATGGTCAGGTTGTTCGTGCCGCTCTGTACCGTGCCGCCGTTGATGCAGAACTTGCTCGTAGATCCGTTCCAGTAGTGCACCGCCTTCTGCACCCCGCTGCTGCCGATGGTGCCCGTGGAGGTGCTGCCCGATGACCAGAACGCCCGCGCCGCAGTCGTGCTGCTGGCTTCGATGCCGACCTGTGCGGCAGAGGCATCGTCGGTGGACAGCAGCGTCCCGGCCTGACCCGGCGGGTAGAAGTGAACGACGAGGGCGCCGGGGCTGCCCCAGGAGGTGATGTTGGAGTCCAGGACGTGCGCGAGGTCGGCGCTGCGGGTGACTCCGCTGCCTGTAACTGCGGTGTTTTCCAGATACGAGGTCGGTGTCGCTCCCTCCTCAATCTGTGCCCCCCATGCGAGGATTGATTTCTCGTTTCCTGCGGAAACCGTGTACGTGGGATATCCGTTGGAATCGGTCGCTCCGCTCTGCCACATCCCAATCAGCAGACGGACGCCAGTAGCGCCTGTCTGTGCCGTAGCGGTAGCCGACACGCGATACCAACCGTTTCCGTAGTTTTCGATTGTGTACGCGGTCCCCGTGGGGGAACCTGAGGTCATCGTTGTTTCCAACGCTCCGGTGGACAGGTTGACAATCACGGTATAGGTGCGGCTTGTTCCACCATCAATGGTTACCGATACATACCCGTAGCCCTTGCCGTTCGTAGGCGCATTCTTGATGAAGCACGATGCCGTAAAGTTGTCCCCGCTGGCGACCCCGGTTGTGATGGCTCCGCTTCGGATTCTGTAACTGTTTGATGTTGCAGCGACTTCTGTGATTGATTCCGCATCGGCTCCATTGTCGGGAGCAGTATTTGTTGTGTCTGCTGCTGTAGCGTTAGTGGCGAACCACCTACCAGTATCCGTAAAGTTCTCTGTTGCGAGAGCAATGTTCGTCCTGCTCTCCTCCACCAGAAGCCCGAGCCGGCTGCCGCTGCTGTTGTGGGTGAGGCGGGCGACGTTGGTGGACGCCGACGCGATGTAGCCCGAGGAGTCAACGTACGTGCCGCTGCTGGCGCGGGTCAGCGTGTAGCCCGAAGGGGTGCCGCTGCTGAAGTCGAGGGTCCAGGAGGGGGACAGGGATCCGCTCTGCGTGGTCGCATTCGCCGAGTACCACGCCGAGTTGTTCGTCCCGTTGTAGGAGTCCGAACGGATCCGGTAGTAGTAGAGGGTGGACGCGGTCAGTCCGGTGTTGCTGAAGCTGGTCGCGCTGGCTGCCGTGGTGGTGACCAGGGACCAGTTTGTGTTGTCCGTGGACCGCTCGATGCGGAACCCGGTCTCGACCCCTGACTTGTCCGTCCACGACAGGTTGATCTGCGTGGATGACGCTGCGGTCGCCGTGAATGACTGGACGGCAGCCGGGGTGGTGACGCTGGAGGCGGTGACCCAAGAGGAGCTGCCTGCCGCGTTGGTGGCCCTGATTCTGTAGAGGTAGGCCGTGGACTCCGTCCTGCCCGTGTGGGAGTAGGAGACGGCGTTGGCTGCCGTGGTGGTGACCGACGAGTAGGTCGAGCCTGCGTTGGTGGAGACCTCGATGTCGAAGCCGGTCTCGGTGCTTGAGGCATCCGTCCATGCCAGGCTGACGGAGTCCGCAAAGCTCGAGGTGGCCGTGAACCCCGTGGGTGCCGCAGGGATGCCGAGAGTCGAGACCCCTCCGGATGAGTTCTGGCTTGCCGCGGTCTTGGTGCTCTCGTCGAACGACTTGAAGGAGCTCACCCAGTAGTAGTAGGTGGTCCCGGCTGCCGGGGCGCTTGCCCCGCTGTTGGTCGCGTTGTCCGTGTAGGACTGCACCCCGGGCCCGGTCGAGTTGAGTAGGGTAGCCCCGGTCGTCGTGTTTGAGGTGTTCCTGTAGATGTAGAAGCCGTTCTCGTCGCTTGAGGCATCCGTCCAGGTGACCGTGACCGCAACCGCAGTCGTGCTGGCGCTGGCACTCACCCCGGTAGGGGCGGTCGGCGGAGCTGGGATGGCAGCCAAGGTCGATCCGGACGTTTCTATGAGTGAGCTTTGGGCCGCAGCACCACGTTCGGCTGCAATCCGGAAGTTGTAGGTTCGGTCAGGCGTCAGTCCGGAGATCGTGGCAGAGGTCGCGTCGGCACCCGGAGCCGTGGCACTGGTCCAAAATGAGTTTCCGGAGAGCTTGTACTGGAGCAGGTAATCCGTATTCCTGGTCGAGTTGTCCGTCCACGAAAGGCTGACGGAGCTTGAGGTGGACGACGTCACCGTGAAATTGGAAGGCGCGTTCGGCCTGGTCCAGCAGGATGTCGAGTTGCCGGTTCCGTATGCTGAGTTTCCGGTGGCGTTCACGGCACGGACCCGGTAGTCGTAGAGAGATGCCTCGGTAAGTCCCGTGTTCGTGTACGACGTCGTGTTTGCCCCAACGGTTGCGATGTTGGACCAGGATCCAAATTGCTGCTGCTGGTCGTCGGCAATCCTCCGATCTATCTCGAATCCTGTTTCGTTTCCAGAATTGTCCTCCCACGCGACTCTGAGGCTTGCGTTGGTGGCGAACGCCAGGTTCACGAACACGTTCGATGGCGCATTGGGGACCACACCCGCCGCGGTGGTGGCGTTCGCGTTGCTGCTCGGGTTCGCGGAGTCGTAGCAGTTGACCGCGTTCACGCGGTAGTACCGCGTGGTTCCACCGGAAAGAGACGTGTCGGAGTAGGTCAGGGTCGTGGCAGCCACGGTCGCTATCTGCGTCCAGGGAGCGTTGCCATCGGCGGATCGCCACACGTCGTAGGCCTGTGCCTGGTTTGGCGATGCGGTGCTGTCGGCGTCCCACGACAGGTTGATCGTCGTGGAGCCGCTGGCGGTCGCTACGAGGCCGGTGACCACGTCGGGCTCCATGTTTGCGGTGCAGCCAACGGAGGTGCTTCCGCTCTGCGTGAGCCACGATGACCAGACAGTGGAATAATTTACGCCACGAACCCTGTACCTGTAGGTGTTTCCGGAAGAGATCGTGGTGTCCGTGTAGGTCACGACTGAGTCGATGTCTGCCGGGGTTGAGTCGTAGGTCGTGTACCCGAGAGAGGAGAAACTGCCTCCGTTCACCGACCTCTGGACCTCATACCAGACCGCCCATTCCGACTTGTCAACGAACGAGACATAGACCTCGCTTCCCTTGTTGACAACAGTTAGGTTCGTTGGTTGTACGACCTGGGAGGCGCAGGCGACCTCTATTGTGTATGTGCTCTCCCCAAACTCGTTCACCGCCTTGACTCTCAAATCGAAGAATTGCCCTTCATACTCGTTTCCAACGGAGATCAAAACGCTTGGGACAGTAGTGAGTATTTCCCTCCACTCGAACTTGAACCCACCGGTGTAATTCATTCTCCACTCGACAACGTAAGCGGTCGCCTGGTTTTCCGGGAGACCGCCCGTCCCCGGATCCCATTGTGCGTAGATAAATCCTTGAGGCTGGATTCCCGTGCTGAAGTCAGGGTCAATTATGTCTCCGGCTTGTAGGTTGGTCGGGACCGGAGGAACGTCGGTTGCCTGGATGGACGTGGGGATGAACCGGAACCGCCGCTTTCTCCCGACCGATGCGGCTCCGAATGAGGTGCCGTTCGTCGGGAGCGAGTTGATGTTCGAGTTCGGGTTCGAGTTAGTCATGGGTGATTCTTTGCCATCCAGTTGAGACCTGTGTTCCTTGGGCCGCCGAAGGAGCGCCTGTGGGCATCCTCGAAGCGTTCCATTTCCTTGTCCATGTCCCTCTGCTTCCTCTCGCGGATCATTCGGTCAACGTCCACGGCGACCGCCTTGGCCCAGTACCCCACGGCCATGCTCAGGGCATCGAGGCGGTCATCGTGGCGGAGGCTTCCACGGTCCCGGGTGATCCGGGTGAGCTGGTGGAAGAGCATGTAGGAGAGCTGCTTCTCCGGTGGGAGTCCCTTGGTGGACTCGTAGTCGGCCCTGACGACCGAGGGCTGGACCACAAGGCGGTGCTGGTTCATCACGGGCTCGAGGGTGTCGATGATCCGCTTCTCCTTCTGGGTGGAGTGGCGGACCTCCTCGGTGGTGCAGGGCCATGTCTCCCGGAGGTACGGGGTGAGGAGCTGGGTGAACATCCCGTCCCCGAAGTTCGACTCGACGAGGATGCGGTTGACCTTCTGGTCCCTGGCGACCTTAGCGAGTGCCTTGAGGTTCTCCGGGGTGTAGCCGCCGCGGAGGCCGCCGGCTGCCGTGAGGTGCATCCAGCCGTTGAGCATCTTGATGACCGCGTAGCCGGTCTCGTCCTCGCCACGTCCCGAGGGGTCGATTGCCATGACGGAGCCCGTGTAGGGCAGGAACTTCTCGGAGATGACCTGCGGCCTGTGCCAGCGGTCTCCCTTGAAGCCCACGGACGGGAGGTCTTCCTCGACCCGGTCGGAGGCTCCTGACCAGACGAGCCGCTCAGGACCCTGCTCCGGGTCGCCTCCATAGGAAATGAGGTCGGAGAGCCTCAACGGATACCGCTCGGCGTCACTCAGGGACGTACTGAGCATGAACTGGAGCTGGAACCCGGACCTGCCCCAGGACAGGGCCCGCTCCTGGAGGTCCTCCTTCGAGAACCTCTTGGGATCCGTGGGCTCTCCGACCCTCGACTCGGACCACTCTTCCGTGACCGAGGGGGCAAGTCTTCCGCCGTAGGACTGGATCTCCTCTTCCTTTGGGTACAGGGCCGGCCAGATGCGGCACTCGTAGCCGCGTTCGTTCAGGACGTGGTAGATGGACTCCTCGGTCTGCGGGGTGCCGAGGAACACCACCCTGCCCCCTGGCTTGATGATGGCATCCACTTCCTTGATCCGCTCCTGAAGCTGCTCCCTCATGGTGGTGGTGGCCGAGTTGTTGGACACCTCCACGTCGTCGAGGATGACGCAGTCCGCACGGGAGCCCGTGAGCTGCCCCGTGACGCCGAGGCTCTTGACGCTCGGGGCGTGGCTCGGTGGAGCCGGTGCCACGTCGAAGGCGATGGAGGAGTTCCTCTGGGCATCCCTCGGTGCCAGGTGGTGGAACAGGGGCACCGCCGCCATGAGCTTCTTGCAGAAGTTGGTGAACTCGTCCGCCCTCTGCTTGGATGCCGACACGACGAGGAAC